AGCAACTGAACCATCGGCGTTATACATCACGCCGCTTGAATCAGTCCATAAACCGTTACCAGAATATGTCATCTGACTAATGTCGGCGGGACTGCCGCTTTGAGTCATGGAATTTATTGCTGTTTGATCTGTTTGTGCTGGTTGTGTTGGTGGGGTGTTCAATCCAAGAGCTTGAGAAATATTTTGCCAAGGAGTATTTCCACCAGCAGTAGACGATGTATTCAAACCAGCAGCCAAAGAACCCAAAGAAGCAACAGCAGACAAAGGCGATGTGTTGAGCTGAGTATTGGTTGTTGTTGGGATTTGCTGACCCGACATGAGTCCAGCCAATGTAGACAACGTGGTGAGTGGGAACAACTGTTGGTTTTGAGCAATCGTTTGTTGTTGTTGGCCAAGCGTTGACTCGGCGTTGATGCCTGCCAAGCCAAGGTTTTGATTCTGAGCAGCCAAGTTTCCTTGAGCTTGTCCAGCCGCTGTAAGGTTTGACTGGCCTGTTCCAGCGGCACCCGCAGCAGTGGTGCCAGCTTGGTTGGCAACTTGATTTTGTTGAATTGCCGATGTCAGGGCGTTTTGATAGCCTGTGTTGAGCAAGTTGGCAATTGCGCTGTTGGTCTGTTGGTTGGCCAGCACATCGGCTTGACCGATCGCTTGGTTGGCGCGGCTCGAACCAAATTGACCTGAACCTGTGGCCGCCGCTTTAATGGACGGATTCAAGTTCATGTTGATGTTGTTTTGGTTGATGTCCGACAAGCTCTGAGCCGCAGGCATCAAGTAACTGCTCAGATACTGATTGGCTTCAGCGGCAGGATTTGTGGTTGCTTGGCTCAGGTAAGGCGTAGCCGCCGCCAGAGGAGATGTGGCTCCTGCCGCTGCATTCAACGTGTTTCCAGCGGCTGTCAACGTGGGTTGATATGCCGATGCCGCACCAGTCACATTTTGGAATGCTTGCTCTTGTAAGGGTTGTGCACCCACGTATTGAGCCGCATTTGCCGCAGCAGTCCCTTGGTTGGCAAGACTGGTTAAATAGTTGTTGTAATACGTTGGCGCCGTGGTCGCCGTGGTTTGGGTGCTTTGTAAGAGGTTGGACATGTTTAACCTTTCATCGCCATCTTGAGGTATTCAAGCGGCGACTTTGCTTTCGGAGGGATTTTATCGTCTGGAACTGATCTTTTGTGTGCCCGAACTTCTTCGCGCATCTTGTCGAGCAATTTGGCACCCGCCTTATTGTCTCCGTGGCCGATAGCGGTCACAAAGTTGGCTGGGAATACATACTCCCCATCAGCGATCTGAGCAGGCACTGGATGGCCTCCTGCGCCTTCGTGATGGGGTACGCTGCGGCGAAAGTGTTCGAGGGCTTGTGCGCCTGCCTTGCTTGATCCATCGCCCAAGGCGGCCACCAAGTCAGCGTCAGCCACGTAGTCGCCGTCATGGAGCATGGCAGGAATGTCGTCCGATTGACCTGTGCCGCCACCGTGGGCATAGTAACCTGTCACACCTGTGATGAACTCGGGGTGATGGCCTTCGGGGGCTGCGTTTTTGTAATGTTTCAAAGCGCCACCGTGGGCACGAGTCTGAACATGCGTTGGCAATTGACCCAGTTGAACAAGCTGATCCCCAGCATGTGGAGACTCGGCAATTTGAGACAGTTGGCCAATATGAGGGGGAATTGGTCGTGCTTGCGAACGAAAAATTGTAGGAGAGAGTGGTTGACCAAATTTTGGAGCAATCATGTCCTGCAATTCTTTGTTGTCTACCGTTCCGCCCCCAGCTTTGTTTTGCGTATGCTGTTGGAGCAATTCCAAAAGCTCTGGGACAATTTGACTGTAATCGACCGTCTGCGTGCTTTGATTTTCAATACTTCCGCCGTCAGCCGAAAAAATCACTGGCTGAGTGGCCAGCAGACCCATTTGCTGTGGCGTTACCAAACGATTGTTGTAGACCAAATCTTCAGTTGGATCAAGTGTTGGATCAATTTGAGTGTAAGTGTCAAGATTAGAAATTGTTGGCACTTTTAATGTTGACAAACCGCCGCCAGAGGCAAAATGAGCAAGACCACCATTTTTCATGGTCGCCGTATTGTTAGGTTCAATGGACGCATAAATTTGAGCCATCTGAGTAGGAGAAGTCGTTGCAGTTTTTGTGGTTGGCTGATACATATTTGGATTTTCTGCCAAATTTTGCAAAGTAGGCGATTGCAAATTCAAGTTTGTCAAACCCAAATTACCCAAAGTCAAGTTTTTCAACGCCAAATCTGGCATTGTTGTGCTTGATGCAAGCTGGCTTACTGGTGTGGCTCCAGTTGTGGTGGTTGCGCTTGGATTGACTGAATTTGTCTTAGAGTTTTTGCTTCCAAGCAATTCGCCAGCAACATTGAATGATGGCAACCAATTTGCGCCTGTTTCATTTTTCAATTCTGTGTTTGCGGCAGTATTGATTGCACCAGACAAAGCGCCAGTAAGGGGGTTACCACCACTTAATGCCGCACGCAATGCTCCAGAAGTTGCCCCACTTGCCGTTTTTCCTTCTAAAACGCTTGTTGGGTCTGTTGATCCATCTGTAACATCTGAAGCAACGCCAGATGCAATTTGACCAATTCCATATCCTTCCAAAGCAGATAAAGCAACTTTGGTTGGGTCGGCTCCTTGGGCAATTGCAATTGATGGGTTGATATATTGAACCAACTCAGGATTGCCACTTGCGACGGCAGCAATGTCAGCAATCGCCGTGATTGGATTTTTCTCAATGCTTTGAACCGTGTTGTCAACAGTCTTTACGACATCGTTGACCACGCCAGTAACTGCACCAACAATTGAAGATACTGCACCCATTTATTTCACCTTATACGTTGGCCATCCAGTTGAACTGGGGTAAGTCGGAGTGCTGAACATGCAATCCGATTAATTGGAGCATCTGAAGGATGCCGGGATTGTCTGCTTTGCCATACAACCGTTTGACGGGCGTTTGGCGAATGATCTCAAGGAAGTGAGCCAATGACTTGCGCAAACTCAATGGCGAGTCCATTGTGTACAAATGACACTCAGCGGCTGCTTGGCCAAGGTGCACCAACAAAAGCACACTCTCGCCTGCTTGCAATAGATTGCCTTTGCCTATTTGAATTTGATGAGCAACATAGGTCAACACTTGTTGTGGGTCAACATTATGTTTTTGAGCGTCTGCTGTGATGATTTGTGAAGGTGTCATGTGTTCCCCAAGTTCATTATTCCTACCATGCTCTCAGCCCATTCTTGCCAAGTCGCAAATTGCCTGTGATCAGGTACGCCCGATTGGACAAAGTACCCGATGCCGTTCATTCCATCGACCCAGTCGCGCCATTTGTCCTCGGTGACGTGACCAAGTTGGTTTGACGCAAACAACTCTTCCATAAGACGACAGTAGTAGTCCCATGTCAAGTTGCGTGGGTCGTAGACGATCATGGGTTGCCCGTTCCGCGGACGTCGCCAGTGTCAAGGCTCAAGATCACTCGACCCATGTAGTAATTGCCGCCCAAAGTATTTGACTGGAAGCGCAGACGCATCTCACGACGCTGCTCACGCATGTCCACTTTCAGGGTGGTCGGATCAAAATAATAAGGGTCTGATGTGATGTCAGTATCATCAGCATAGCCTTTACCAGTGACGATCACAGACATTTGACCAGATTGGACAAAGTCAGGCTCAATGCGTTCGCAACGAGTCCACATGTTGTCGCCGGGCTGTTGTTGAGAACCCACCAAACCTGCATATGTGCCCAAGGAAGGCGTCTCAAAATATGAGTTGATGGCGTTGACTTGATCGGTGTAAATCTGGTCTGTACCAGTCTCGTGCTGCCACAAGGTGTAGAACTGGCTCATTGTTGCCGTGATGGTCAAACCTGTTCCGCCAGATGGTGCTCGTGCAATTGTTGACGTGATGCCCACCAATGGGTTTGGATACGACCCGCCGTTGATGATTGAAAGATTAGTAACCGAGCTGCCTGACACGCTGGTAACAATCAAAGCAGCAGGCGGGTTTCCAGCGCCACCAGACACCGTGATCGTGTCATTGACGGCATAACCTGTACCGCTTGCGTTGATGGTCACCGAAGTGATTTGATAGCCTTGTGAGACGTTTCCACCCCAAACTGGGAATCGGAAAACCTCGGAGAACGCTCCAGCCGATCGAGTTGCAGCAGGAGATTGACCAGCGTCGTACCAAACCTTTTCACGCACGTTGTAGACAACTGCATCGGTGCACTCCGTAGCACTACCTCGTGGGTAAAAGAACCAAATTTCTCCCCACCGTGGAATCTTGCTCACCCAAACTTTTTGACGTTGTTGGTAGTTGAGATTGTCAAAGAACCAGTTTTGGTTTTGACTGTTTGGAATTTCTTGAACAACGCCGTTGTACATCAAGAAGCGATCGACGCCTGCCCAGTAAAAGATGCCATCGTATTCAATGACGCACTGGCTGGACATGATGGACGACTGTTGCGTGATCAAGTCATAACGCCAGTAGTAGTTCACAGACCCCACAGACTGCGGTGCATAGGTCACCCGCACGACTGAGTCTAGCGTCCAGAAAAGTCCAGCAGGCGACGTTGTGCCACCACGCAAAGGCAATCCTTTGACGACCTTTGTGGATGAGACGTTGTTGGCATTGGCGTCACCTTGAGTCCAGTTGTTGAAGTCACCTGCTGCGCAGTTTTGGATCAGTCCGTTGTTTCCATAGGCAAACAAGTAAGGGTAGAGCATCACCACGCCACCCGACACGCTGATGTTGTTGTCAAAGGTAAAGGTGTAGGTGCCAGACGATGTGGCGTTGGCGCTCAAAGTGGCTGTGTAAACGCCGCCAGTGACAATTGCCGACACCACGGTGGTGCCTGCTGGAATGCCTGTACCGCTCACCGCAACACCCGGACCAACGCCCAGAATGGTCGTTGCAAAGGTCATTTGATTTGAGGTGGAGGTAATGGTGCCAGATGCTGTGAAAACGCCTACGGGATTCAATGTGGTGCCCGTAAATTGACCAAACAATGGTCGGGTGTTGACGGTGCTGGTGATGTCGGTCAAATTTTGTCCGGGGTGAGCAATCAACATATTGCTGCCGCCACCAGTGGAGTCATAACCAATATCCATTTGCCACAAGTTGTTGGCATTGGCGCTAAAACTGTTCAACGTGAAGTTGACTGGACCAGTACCCACGCCATCGGTAGCCGCCGTTACCCACTGCTGCAAACCGCCGCTGTAGCCAGAGACAATGTAGTTCAGGCCGTTGCTGGCGCTCATAATCATGCCGCGGGAGATGCCAGCAGCATCCAAAAAGATGCCCTTGTAGCCTCCCATTTTGCGAGGCAAGCCACTTTGAAAACGCACCCATTGGCCATCCACGTAGCATGGCGAATTGAATTGCGTGCCATCGCGTTGGATGCCGGGCTTGATCTGAAGTGCAACGACCTTTGATGTCATTAAAACGCTCCGCCGGGAATGCCTACGGGCACAAACAATCCGCTTGCGCTGAGTGTCAAAGCGTTTGATCCGCCCACGGTAAATCCGATTTGACCGCTTCCCACCAAGTACATGCCTGTTGTGAGGTTGCCAAGGAAATTCAAAGAAGGTGCGCCAGCAGAGCCAACGCCAAGGGTCAATGAAGCGCCAGACACTGTGGCAGTCTGCGCGTTGTAGACGTTTGTGCCATCACAAATTGCAATGATCGTTTGACCTTGCGGCAACGTCAAAGTCGATCCGCCCGAGGCCGATGTCTTGAATGTCAGCGTGTACGAGCCACTTGTGTTGTTTTGGAATGAATACAACTGAACAGTTGAAGGCAAAATCACAACCTGGTTGGATGCCAGCGTGCCGCTGTACTCTTGAATGGTGTTTGACGCCTGAGTCGCCGACAGCGTGGTTGTGCCGCCAGTCACTGTGACTTGCAATTGAGTGTAGTAGAAAGTGTTTGAGCGACCATAAGCAAAGGTATTGAACCCTGAGCCGTTGGAAACAATCACCAACGACTCAGTGATCTGCAATTGTTGCGATGGGTTGCCGTCAATCGTGTCTGTGCCTTGAGGCTGAATAGTCAAGATGCCTGTGCCGCTGTTGCGGATCATGGCAAACCAACTGTTGCCCACCAACGAGGCGGAAGGCAAACTAACTGTTCCCGCACCACCTTCCCAAACATAAAACGATGCACGATCGCTGGCTTGCAAAGTGTAGCCAGAGTAAATCGTGTTGACGTCATATGCTTGGTTCAACGTAGTGTTGATGGCCAACAGACCATAGCCTGCCAGCGTTGCTGCGTTTGCCGAAGATGTGCCAGCGCCAAAGGTCACCACAGCCCATACACCATTGACCGTGGTGTTGTCGGTCAAATAGATGAATTCAGCAATTCCCGATGGAATGCTTGAAATTGTGTTTACGCCGTTGTCAGTCACCGTAAAGGCGTTTGAGCCAATGTTTCGGATGATGACGCTTTGACCCTCAGACACTTGCGTGGCTGGGGGCATGATCAGATGCAATCCTGTGGTTGTTGCTGTGACGTCAATGATGTTGGCCACCACGTTGGTGGTGTTGCCGTTGATTGGCCACTGCAATGCTGTGTCTGTGCTGATGGTTAACGGCTCATACCCAACTTGCGATGGGTTAATCGTTAAACCAGAATACGGGTCGATGTATGTTGTCATGATTAAGAATCCACGGCCACGGCCTGTCTATCCCCAACACGAGCCACATCCTCGGTTTTCAGGGCGTTGATTGCTTCAGAATATTTTTGCTGAAAGATTGCTCGGCTGTCGTTCTTCAAGAATGGCATGGCCTGCAAAAGAGTTCCGTACAGCATCGCATTGGGAGCATACTGGGTCAGCCAGTTGGTTTGATTGGTTGAACTCAAAGGCGCAATCCGTTCGTAAAACAACACCTCAAAAGTGTAGTTTTGATCGGGTGTTGGTGCCAAGTACCAGTGTTGGTAGTCGGTGTCAGCGTAAAACTGTGGTGTTGCAGTGGTTGCGGCATTTGGCCAGTAGTTCAACAAATATTCCAACTTGCGCAACAAAACGGGCTGTGTTTGTCCAGCATTGTTCAATGTGAGCGACACCGTTTTGCGCCAGCGTGCAGGCTTGGCCAAGATTGGGTTTCCTGCGGTCATGGTGGCCGTGGCCACAGTCAACTGACCCAAGGTCTTGATCTCTTGGGCAATTTCAAATTCAGCCAAAGTGATGAAAGTTGGAATGGCGTTGACGACAGCGGCGTCACTGCGCTCCAGATATTGAAGAACGATTGACGTCAGACTGTCATAGGTCATCACCCATGACGGAGTTATTGTGGCTGGGGTAACGGTCGCCATGTGAGTCCTTTACGGTTGCGTGATTGTCCCATTAAGCGCTTAGAACGGCAATAGCATGTTTTGTCAATGCTACCCGTTCG